AGTTCCCCCTGCCGCAGGAGCTGAAGGACAGCCTGCTCCACCAGCTACTGGTGCAGCTGAACAGGCAGGTAAACGGTCAGAACCCGAAGGAGATAGCAGACGACATCGCAACGTCTCTGGCCGCCGACATCGCCGACGATAGAACGGTATCGCTGTCTTGGCGCGCCCCTAGCGGACAGGTGATCACCGTCCGCGTCGCCGGCTGGCTGGCCGACGTTATGGACTTCGTCGCCGCCCGCCAAGGGGTGAGCCGCAACAGGTTGATGACAGACGCTCTCTACCGCGACGCCCTGCCGAAGTGGCTGGCGCTGCTTCGCGAAAACGATGAGGTGATGGAAGGCTCGCTGGCCGTTGCCTATAAGAGGCTGGACGCCTTGGCCAAACGTACGGAGTACAGCCGGATGGCAGAGAGATCCGTGTCTCCTCTGATGGATGAGGTCGTCAGTCTGATAGCAGCTATGGAGTGGGATCACGCTGCTCACGACCTGCTGGAGTTTATGCGGATAATCGACGGCGTCACCAACCCGTTCTGGCGGCAGAGGATGCTTGCCGAGATCCTCAGCAACAGCAAGCGGCTGACCATGATCCTGACGGCACTGCAAGACAACAACGCGGCCGGCGCCGGGGAGGTCGCAGAGCTCATCCAAGAGTGGCAGCGGCAGCTCGCTTAGCGATGTAGTCACTGTAATTATGATTTTTGTAATTTTCTGACATGGAAACAGGCGCCGCTGGCCACCCCCTCCCCACACCCCTCCCCTTATATATATCTATATATAATATATATATACATATAGGCTATGGCTATGGCTATGGCCGTACGATGCTGCTACTCCGTATCCCCCGTATCCTCCGTATCAAAACAGGCAACCACCCTCAAGCCGATTACAAAAATCATAATTACAGTGACTACATCAAAGGAGGCGCCGCATGGCCGAGGGACTGAGCATCGACAAAGGGGCGCTCAACACAGCGCTCATCAGCTGGATCGAGGCCCGGCAGGAAAAGGAGCGACTGGGGCTGCTGTTGGCCGACGCCGAGCGAACGTTCACCAAGGCCAACGTGGCCGAGCGAGAGGCCTACGTCGCGGTCGAGGCCACCATCGTTGGTCTGTCTGATCCAGCCAAGGAGATAACCATCAGGATAGGCACGACACTATTTCATCTTTCACCCAGCAAGGGCCAAGCGATAGAGAGCTTGCTCTGGGCCTTGGCGCATGGTGCGGAGAGCGAAGGCGAAGGGACATGACCGTCCTCAGCGATCGCACCATCAAGGAAGAGCTGGCCGCCGGCCGCCTCGCCATCAAGCCCCTGAACGAACGCGATATCCAGCCGGCGTCGGTTGACCTGCACCTGGACCGCTGGTTCCGTATCTTCCGCGTGACCAGCCGTTCCTACGTGGACGTCCGCAAACCGATGGACGATCTCACGGAGCAAGTAGAGATCAACAGAAACACGCCGTTCTTCCTCCAGCCCGGATCATTTGCACTGGGCTGCACATTGGAGTCTGTGACCCTGCCTGATGACATCGTCGCCCGCCTGGATGGGCGGTCGTCGCTGGGGAGGCTTGGACTGCTGGTGCACGCGACGGCGGGCTACGTGGACCCCGGCTGGACCGGCAAGCTCACGCTGGAGCTGTCCAACCAGTCACAGATGCCGATAGCGCTGTACTACGGGATGAAAGTCTCGCAGATATCATTCCTGCGGATGTCAACTCCGGTGGAGCGGCCGTACGGCTCGTCCGGTCTGGCGTCCAAGTACCAAGGGCAGACCGGGCCCACGCCCTCACGAATCCATGAAGAGGCTACTCATGAAGGTTCCTGACAACCCACACGAGCTCGGCCTGCCTTACGACAGCTGGTGGGCAGAGCAGCAGTCGGCGCTGCAGAGGATCGTCGACTCCAAGGCGAAGACGCTGCTGGTAGTGGCTCCGACAGGATCGGGCAAGACGGGAATCGCCATCGGCCTCTCACGCATGCTTCAGTCGAAGAAGAGCTTCTTCCTGACGAAGACCATTGCCCTTCAGCAACAGTACCGCTCGATCGACCGGAACCTCTTCGCCTGCGTCGGCAAGAAGAACTTCAACTGCATCCTCCCCCAGCACGAGCACAAGACGGTGGACAAGGCCCTCTGCCAGAGTGGCTGGATCTGCCCCCTGAAACCACGCTGTCCTTACTTCCGGCAGATGGCACAGGCGGCCCGGGCACCAGAAGTGGTGTTCAACTACGCAATGTGGCTGTCATCGTCACAACATGCCAAGATGTTTCAGACTTGTGAGGTCATGGTCGCCGATGAGGGGCATGAGCTGGAGAAGGAAGTCGTGAAGTTCAGCAAGATCCATCTCAACAAGCGTGCCTTCGAACGCTGGGGGATCGAGCTGCCGGACAGGCAGACCATTGCGGCCTACGCACAATGGGCTACCGAACTGCTGGCCCCGATCGCCAATAGCCGGCGCCGTGTCGACGACGAGATGTTCAGGACCAGACCGGACAGCGAAGAGATGGAGGAGCTGTCACGGTCGATCAGAGAGCTGGATGCTATACAGAAGACGCTGGGTCGGCTGGAACACGCGCCGGAGTCTGGCCACTGGTTCATACAGAAACGCAAGGACGGCAGTATCGATATGATCCCGGTGTGGGCCTCTCGCCACGCCTCGGTAATCTTCGACGCCGCCAGCCGCAAGGCCTTGGTCATGTCAGCCACACTGCTGCCCACGGACAAGACAGCCCACCGTATGGGTATCACGGAGGACTTCGAGTTCATCGAGGTGCCGTCCACCTTCGACGGCTCCCGCTCGCCGGTCGTCTACCGTCCTGTGGCTAGACTGAACAAGCGGAACTTGGAATCCAATCTGCCCAAACTCCTCAAGGCCGTCGACGATATCCTCGACGACCATCTGCCAGAGGAGCGCGGACTCATCCACACGGCCAGCTTCTTTCTCACCAAATGGTTGATGGAGAACAGCCGACACCGCCAACAGATGCAGACGCACGATACCGCTAACCGCGGCCGGGTGATCGAGGCCTTCCGCCGGCTGGAGGGGAAGCCGGTGCTGGTGTCTCCTTCATTAGGGACAGGCTTCAGTGGTGACTTCGACATCGCCCGCTTCCAGATAATGGTCAAGTATCCGTTCCCTGACCTAGGCGATGGCCTCACGAGGATGCGACAACTGGAGGATCCAGAAAGCTACGACTACGATGCGAACTCCGCCTTCGTTCAGACAGTCGGCCGTATCATGAGGGCCCCCGATGATAGGGGAATCTCCTACATCTTGGACGGACAGCTAGAACGGATGGCGGCCCGCTGGCCTAACCACTTTCCACAGTGGGTGAAGGAACGAATCGTGTAGCGGAAAGGAGAACCATGCAGACACAAACATTCCTACCGCCTGAATCTCTTGAAGAGGCAGAGGCTAGGCGTGCGGAACTCCTTGCGAAGAAGCTAGACATCGAAGCCGGCCTGAGGGCTCCGAACAAGACCGGAGCCGACGGACGGCGCCTGTCCGGCGATGAATACTGGAGCTGGCGACACTCCGCCATCTATGCCAAGAGGTGCGCCGAGCGGGAAATGGCTCAACTGAAGATCTGGATCACCGACGAGAGAGCCCACCTCAGGCAGGAACGGCGTGAGTCCCGGGCCCAAGAGGCCGACATCGACCCGGAGGATCCTGCCAGCCTGATCCGCGGCGCCTATGCCATCCTCTCCCGGCTGTCGAAAGAGGATCTGGTCAGCTTCAACGAAGCAGAAAGAAGCCTGATCGCCAGCCTTCGCTACTTCCTAAGTGACCAATGAGAACCTCCGTAGTCAACCTCCGCCAAAGCAGTTTCGACATCTACATCGGAAGGCCCTCTAGGTGGGGGAATCCATTCATCATCGGCAAGCATGGCGACCGAGAAGAGGTCATCGAGAAGTACCGCCTCTGGATCCAGCTGCAGCCAAAGCTTCTGGCTGCCCTGCCCGAGCTGCGTGGGAAAGCACTGGGTTGCTTCTGCGCCCCGCTGCCCTGCCACGGTGACGTACTGGTGGAGCTCTTGGGATGAGCACCCGGGTCTTCCTCGACTGGTTAGAGTGCAACGAGATCCAACGGCGCCGCCGCAACGCTGTGGAGAATGGCTGGTACGATCTGAAGCACAGCTTGGTCGGCTGGCAGGCAGTCAACACCTACTTCGACTACTACGGGCAGCTGATCGAGATGCCATGGGAAACTGATCCATTCCCCTCAGAGATCTGTCCAGCCTGCAAGAGACGAGTCAAGGCCGGCGATGTAGCCCCTATCAAGCTCTACAAACAGGAGGAGAATCGCCTCTGCCGGTGGATAGCTATGGAGTGCTCGTGGTGCCGTAGCGACCACCCAGACATAGACCAGTGTGGCTGGCCCCGGGGCACCGATGGCCGCTGGATGAAACCGGAGGACTGCTCATGAAGCCACAAGAACCAGCACCACAGATCAGAGACAACGGCATCGAGCTATTGCGGGTCCTCTGCGGCAGCCGGGCCTATGGACTCGCTGACGACGACAGCGACTTTGACTACCACGGCGTCTTTGCCGTGCCGACATCACGGATCCTGTCCATCGGCCAGAAGATCAAGGAGACGTCTTGGATCGAGGGGGAAAGCGAGGACAACACGGCTTGGGAGGTGCGGCACTTCCTCGAGCTGGCTCTGAGCTGCAATCCGACCGTGCTGGAGACCTTCGTGGCGCCGGTCGTAATCAACACCCGCTGGGGCGCTGACATCAGACAGCTCTTCCACCACGTCCTGAGCCGGCGGAAGGTCTACGACTCCTTCCAAGGCTATGCTCACAACCAGCGTAAGAAGATGTTCGATCCCGCTGGCGGTGTCCTCGCCGGTGAGCGGATGTGGAAGTTCGCGGTCACCTACCTCCGCAGCCTCTATCACGGCACCCAGCTTCTGCGTTACGGCTCCTACGATCTCATGCTGCCAGACAGCATCCGCAGCGATCTGCGTCGTGTCAAGATCGGAGAGGTCAGAAAAGGAGAGGTAATCAACGCAGCCGAGGGGCTCTTGGAAGAGCTCACCGACGCCTACCTCCACAGCAAGATCCCAGAGGAGCCATCAGTGGGCCCAATCAACGACTTCCTACTCGCGCTACGTAAGGAGTTGTGGTAGCCAGCCAGAAGGCTACCAGACGCTCTGAGCGTCCCGAGAACCGGCCTCAAGACACGCCGGATGGTCATATCACCAGCCCCCGAAAAAGACCCTGAAAAAGGCCTCTCAGGGGGCTTGCCAAGACCTCCGGCAAGGAGTATTGTCACCCCTGCGGGAGAACCTCCAACCATTTGCCTTGGTGGAGCACGAGCGGTCGAAGTCCTTCCGAGGTGCGGCAGCGGTGCCGCGGAAGTGGTAGGTCGGTGAAGAGCAAAGGCCTAATGCATGCTGAACCGGGCCAGCGCTCAAGGAATTAGACCGGTCTGAGGGACCGACGTGTAGGAAGGCCGACGTCCTCTCTGGCCCGCCAAGGCAAATGGTCGGAGGTTACGCAGGAAAGGAGGTGATACTGTGAGCATCACTATCGCCAACGACAAGACCCTCCAGCTTGTCGAGCTGACCCGGGAAGGTGACTCCGCCGACCTGCTCAAGTCCTACGTCCAACTCCACAACGAGACGCTGAAGACCATGGAGTGGATGAAGGCCAAGGGGTTCCTCAGCAACAGGAGCTGGGACTGGACAAACACCTTGGAGGGGCTGGAGAAGATCAGCAGGGCCTTGGATGCCGGCTACGACCCCTTCACGCCACCCCCCACATGGTCGAGCGGGCCCATCGCCACCTACGTAGGCCCGATCCCTGAAGCCGTGTGGCCCTTGGTGGAGAAGGCCAAGCCGATCTTCGGCGCCGACTTCATCACCGTCCATGATCCCCGGCCGGATCGCTTCCAGCGAGCCATCGACCCGATCATCACCGGCGACATAGTCTTCCAGAACAAGCGTCAGTGCTTCCTCGTCGCCCAGTGGGATCTTGACCAAGACATCAAGTACCTGTCCGACGGCGCCGAACAGCTTGGCAGCCTGCACGACCAGATCGTAGCCGGTCTGCGCCAAGCCAACGAGCCTTGGGCTAGCAGCTAACGACAGCAGCATCTAATTCACGGGTCCAGCGGGAACCCGAAGGAGGCGACATACCGGTGTCCAATATCTGGGATCCAGAAGAGCATGAGGATAGCAGCTTCACCTCGGCAGAGGATCTGATCAAGGAGGGCGCTGCCTACAAGATCACCAACGCAGTCGAAGACGAGAACCAGTTCAATCCCGGCCAGAAGGAGCTGAGGCTCTATCTGCAAGAGTCCGACGATCCGGACGGCCAAGAGATCATGTGGCGTCTGCGCCTACCCGACGAGGGCAAGAAGGTCTCGAAGAGCTCGAAGTTCAGCCGCTTCCTCCGGTCACTGACCGATCTGGAGTTCCGGCCCACCGGTTCGGGAGACTTCATCGGTGTGGAGTTCGTCGCCCACAAGGAGGTCGAGACGGCTAACTTCCGTAACCGGGAGAACCCAGACGGCCCCCGCGTTGAACGCGCCGTTACCTACGTTACGGCATCAGCATTGGGCAGCGCTCCACCGACAGGAGCTGCCGCTGCTGCCGCGGCGGATGATCCAGAGCTGATCGATATGGTGCTCGACCTCTCCGACGGGCAGGTCTTCTCGGCCATCCTTACCGCCGTAGCCAACGAGCCCAAGCTGGCACCTCTCCGGCCACGCATCAGCAACAAGGCGCTACTGAACGAGCTGATCGACGAGGGCCGGCTGACCTTGGAAGGCCGCACCTACAAGCGGATAGAGAACTAAGCAGATCCCTCCTTTGAGGTTGGAGCCGGGCGCTCCTTGGGGCAGCTCTCCGGCTCCAGCCTCTTCTGGGAGTGTCATGCTAAACAGCCTATCCTACTCGTCACTTCAGTCTTGGGCTGAGTGCCGCTACGCGTGGTTTGGTCACTACATCCTCGGCTTGGAGTCCCAGCCTTCCGCCGCCATGGTGTTCGGTAAGGCCATCGACGAGGCACTGTCAGCCAGCAACCAGAATAAGCTAGATACAGACTCCTACCTCCAGCCAGAGATAGTAGTTCCGATCTTCCGTGACAGCTTCGAGAGCAGCCTTCCTGAGGAAAACAGCCGGCCAAGCCTATTCAGCTCAGCGCTGGACTACTTCTGGCGGGGGGATGACGCAGAAGCGATGCTGGCTGATGGTGAAGAGCTGCTAAGGCTCTACTACGCCAAGCCTTGGGCGGAGCCTGACGACGATTTCCTACCACTCCACTCTGCTGGCCAGATCAGCCCCGATGGCGTTCAGCTCAGACTGGAACTGCCACTGCCAGGGGACCATGTCAACAGCCTCATCGGTATTCTTGACCTACTGGATGACAGTGGAGTCGTCGTCGACTACAAAGCACGGAAACGAGCAGGATCTTGGGACACTATGGACTTCGACCTGCAACCGACAACGTATGCCACACTGCTGGGTAGGCCCACGACACTGCAGTTCATCGAGCTGATCCGCGGAGACAAGCGCTGCAGTATCAGATCCCACGCCACCCACCGCACCGAGACCGACATCGAGCGCTTCCTTGCTTACGTTCAGATCACTGGCAGGGAGATAGATACGGCCATCAAGATGATGACAAAGGAGCTGGGTGCGGTCGAGAGTTGGAAAGAAGACCCTGAGGCTGTCCGCTTGGCCGCCGGCTTCTTCCCTCCCTCGCCGGGGCGCCGCTGCGCCTTCGAAGGCCACTTCGTGGACTGCATGTTCAGGGCTGGGGGACCGCCGGATGATGAATGATCGAGGCTCGAAGCTGGTCCTAGAGATCATCAAAGCGGGGAATGGCTACGCCCTGCTCAGCAGCGGTCTGGACAACGACAACGACTTCCTCCTAGCGGAAACTGAAGAGGAGGCGCGGCTGTATCTCGAGTCGTGGGTTACGCAATGGTTCGAGGCCAACAAAATAAGCAGACTGCGGGAGGTCTAGATATGGGATTCAGAGCGGCCAAGGAACGGGAGATCAGCCCCCACTTCATCATCGAGGTCTGGGGCAAAGAGAAGAGTGGCAAGACACGCTTGGGCCTGACGGCTCCGGTCCCTATCTATCTCTACAACTTCGACCGCGGCTACGATCGCGTCGAGCGGAGCATGAGGACGGACAGCAGCACCATCCCTATAGAACCCTCCTTCGAGGAGCGCTACGACCGTGGCCTGATACTCGTCACCGACTACTCCGGAATGGTCAAGGGAAAGCCGGGCAGCCTACAAGCCGAGGACGTAGAGAACGGTCGGGAGATCCTCCGGCAGTTCGAGGAGGACTGGTGGAAGATGGTCAACAATGAGTTCTGCAAGCCACCGCCGGCCGGACTGGGACTGCCCAAGGGCGGTACAGCAATCATCGACACGGGAACCCTGATCTGGAACATCGCCGGCCACGTCCTCCACAAGAAGGCTCCTCCCAACCAGCCTTGGATCCAATACACCATGCGCAACGACTTCTTCAGGCGCCTGCTGTCCTCGGCCAGGGACTCAGGGCGCAATGTCATCTTCATCCACCATGACACCGAGATCTACGGACAAGAAGGCACCATCTTGGGAACACGGGCACAGGGAGACAAGCTGGTAGCTAGGGCTGCGGACATCGTCATCAAGATGAGATCCGAGAAGCAGGCACAGGCCGGGCTACCCTCGTTCAAGACCCGCATCGAGGATTGCGGTCTGAATGCCTCTGTCACCGGCCAAGAGCTGGACGGAGCCACCTTCGATGAACTCATCGAGATGGTGCTGAACTGATGTGCAACAGTTGCGACTGGGAAACTTCGCTGAAGCTGGCAGAAGAGGTCTCCGAGATGGCCGACATCATCTCCGAGGAGTTCTTCCACGACAATACAGACGCCATGGACTTCGCCGAGTCCATCAAGGCGAAGGCAGAGAGCATCGCCGGCTGGATCGAGGCCAACAAGCACTGTACTCCGGCCCAAGGTGTAGCCTTGCAGAACATGAAACACGGCGCCGAGCGCTGGATGCGATGACCAGCCATGGAACTCCCCGTCGTACTAGGAGACTATCGGGAGCCTGAGGAGCGAGCTGATGAACTCCGAGTCCTAGGCTTGGAGGTGTGGCATGATCCTGTCCACCACGAGCCGGAGCTGGAGTTCGGAGACTGGGCCTGGACCTCGCTGAACCAACAGATATCCATCGGCATCGAGGTGAAGACAGCCGCGGAGGCACTGACACGCTTTCAGTCTCCAAAGACGTCAGGACGTCACGGCCGCTCTCTGCAGGAGCAGCTGCACGGACTCCATGCCAGCTATGACATCCCGATCTTCCTCTACGGCGGACGGATCCAGCAGACAGCCGACGGGTTCTGCCGAGTCTATGGCTTCGACCGGATGCTGAACTATGACGGCTGGCACAACTGGCTGCACATGTCACTGCCCCGGGACCTGCCCGGAATCCTGATCGACCACATAGATGACGACCGTTTCCTGATGAAGCGTGTCTTCAGCCTCATCAAGTACTTCGAGAAGACACAGGAGAGACGAGCAACATGGTCCGTTACCGACCGGCGGCCGCTGTTCGCCGTCGACGAGGACGAGATCTCCGCCCTGACCAGCCTGATGGCCTTCCCGAAGGTCGGAGAGGAGCTGGCCCGGCGGATACTCCAGAGCGGCCTCAGCGTCTGGGAGGCGCTTGATGACATCGAGAGGAACGCCGGCGAAAGGGTACGCGAGGTGGAGGGGTTGGGACCGGAACGGGTGAGACAGATCCGCAGGGTGCTAGACTGGCACGCCAGAAGGCCACCAGAGGCTGTAGGATGACCACCAGCCACCGGCACCGTCTGGAGATGATGCCGAACACCACTTCGAGCATAAGTAGGCTCTCAGAGCCTATCAGTAGCCACAGGAGGAGATGAGAATGAACGACCCAAACAAGTACGGCCGGATCACAACGTCCGAGAAGGAGATTCCTGAGAACGAGCCGGTGTTCCTGCTGCGGGCGCAGGACATGTTCGCCTCTGGGGCGGTGCAGTTCTACGCGGACACGTTGGAGGATCTAGGCTACGCACCGGAGGTAGTCAAGGAAATCCGGGACTTCGCAGACGTGATGGAGGCTTGGCCGGTAAAGAAGCGGCCGGATTAGTCCGATGCGAGAGGTCTATGGGAACCTGTGGGACTTCCACGGCAAAGGCTACAGCCTTGTCGTCCCAACCAATCTCGGCTGGCGCCGCGACGGCAGCAACGTCATGGGTCGCGGCGTCGCCTCGCAGGCAGCCCACAAGTTCCCAGACCTGCCCCAGATCTACGGCGAGGTCTGTCAGGACATGGCAGCCCGGGGAGTGGCAGAGATCTGGTTCTATGAGGGGCTGATCTTCTTCCCCACCAAGCCCTTGGATGAGAAGAAGCCGTGGCTATCTTGGATGGGAAGGTCAGTGGCCGCGGTCGTCGAGAAGTCAACAATGCAATTGGCGGCGTGGAGCAACCCCGGAGAGCGGATCGCCCTGCCCTTGGTAGGCTGCGGCAACGGAGGCCTGCCAGAGGAGGTCGTGCTACCCATCCTACGCTATCACCTCAAGGCAGACAGGTTCATGTTGGTAAGGCTTCCCTGACAAAAGGAGGTGACGGAATGAAGATCACGATAAAACTCACCCACGCCATCGATCCGGTCACGACTGATAGTATCGTTGAGGACAGCCACGGCATAACCTACTGGACAGGATCAGCCCACCGCTTCGTACCATGGTCATCAGTAGAGTGGGTAGAGACGGAGAAGCCCGGTGCAGGAGATGAACGGATTACCGGCAGCGACTGACGAAGAGGCGATGGAGGACCTGCTCCGTCGTCACAATAACAGCAGTTCCTGCGTCGACTGCGGTGAGCCTCTTGGAGGTGTGTATTACGGCGCCGGCGATGGCCGCGGACAGAGGTTCCGCTGCGAAGCCTGTAACCAACGCACAGAAGCATTCCGCTGGTTGATCGATGATGAGCAACTGCATTATCAGCTTCTTGAGAAGGTCAGCCGAACCGCGACAGATGATGGTGTTCCCTACTGGACACGGGCAGCCTACCAGTACGGGATCGAAGCCTTGTGGACCATCGCATCCCTTCGCAGCTTGCTCTTGAGACTCCACGACAGCGCCGACAACATGAACATGGAGCTCTGTGTCCAAGGTAGATACTGCTGGCTCTGCAGAGCTGGTGAGATCGACTCGGTCGAGGGGGTAGTCCACAGCTCCACCTGCCCACTCAAGATGGCACGCTTGGTGCTCAAAGGCCTGCCGCATGGCTAAGAAGCTGCTGCCACCCCCGCACCTCCGTCTAGCCTCGCCCGAAGGCATCGGCTATATCGCTTGGGAGAGGGATCCTCTCTACCAGTTAAAGCCGGTGATAGAAGAAGCCGGCTTCAATGCTGATGAGACCATTCTTCCCCTGACGGTGCTGCTAGCCGAGGATCCCCAAGCCTGTGACTTCGATAGCCTGCTGCGTGAGAACCGGCAGGGCCGGAAGAACCTTACTCGACAGCTCCAGCAGTACGGAAGTAAGCTTTCCTTGCAGGAGGCTATCACCTTCATCGGCCGCCTCCGGTCGCTGATCCTGCAGAGCTTCCTGCTGGAGGCATTACGCCATGGCCGAGACGGGGGCACAGATAGCGATCAGGAAGGCGAACCAAGATCTCCGGGCACTGATGAGGAAGTACGAAGAGGTCTGGCCACCCAACAGGCTGCTGCCGGAAGACCTAGCCGTAACGGTCCACACGCTGACTGATATCATGATCACCAGCAGACAGCTACGGAACACGATCATCCAGCACATCTACACGCAGGAGTAGGAGGAAGAGATGTACGAAGAGCTGAAGGCTACTCTCACAGCTTGGCTAGACGGATTCGGAAGATGGAAGCTGGTCTCCGACACCGTCCGATTCAGCAAGGAGGAGGACAACACCGGCAGGGCGATCTTCTGCACGGCTGCACACACATACAGCCTATACTTCACCCCCAACTACTTAGGCTGTGTCGCCTCAGCCCGAACCGTTCGCCCGGGCGAGGATTGGACACGCGGGAACGACCTACCTGACGGACCATTCGCCAAAGAGACATTCGACGACATCATGCAGGCTGTTGTCGCCTACGAGCTCGTAGCTCTCGATCTCCCTGTGGAGTCCAAGCCTGATCTACCGGATACAGTCCCCGCGAACTAACCACATGCCCCGCTACGTCTACGCCTGCCCGGCCGGCCATCGCTATGACATCAGCGAAGGCTTCGACGCCCCAGCCCAGCACCGCTGCATGGAGGCACCGAAAGGCCAGCAGTGCAAAGAAACAGCCCGCCGGCAGCCGGTGATCCCCGACGTCTTCATCAAGCACGGGACGACGCCGGTACGGGAACCGGAACGGGACCCCGGGGAGTTCGTCGTAGTCTCGCCATTCCAAGGAGGTGATGATGAGGATTAACCCATCGGAACTAGGTAGCGCAGAAGGAGGCACGCCATGGTAGACAGCAGGTGGATACTGGACACCGCAACGAAGAAGATCCATGACAAGAAGAGTCTCTCAGAGCAGTGCAACACCGACGACATCCTTCCTGAGAACCGGGAAGAGGTAGATGACGTCACGGAGAGCATCCGTAACGGCTACGAGTTCTGCGAGCACTGCAGCGAGTAAAGACGATGCCGCTGCTTGGAATTGCTTGGTGGGCTTGGCTCGCCCTCGGCCTCGGCGGCGCCTTCGCCTTCTCCTGTCTCGTCCTGCTGACCATCATCAACCAGATCCTGCAGACGGTGGAGAGGATCATCGCCGCTGGGCGAGAACGGAAAGATAGCCAACAGTGACCACCCTCTTCTGGCCTGTCGCAGGGGTCGTAACCAGAGACTTCTACTACCGAGCCAGCTTCTACTACCTTGGCCAGCACCTAGCTGTAGATATAGCAGCCGCCTCTGGTACGCCTATCGGAGCGGCGGCCGCCGGCCAAATCGGAGCCAAAGGATATGGAGATCAGGACGGAAACTACGTCTTCGTAGACCATGCAGGAGGTTGGAGGACCTGCCACCGCCACCTCAACGCAGCTTCCCCACTCAATGTCGGAGACCCAGTCAGCCAAGGCCAAATCATTGGCTATGTGGGCAGCACCGGCAATTCCACAGGACCACATCTACACTTAGACGTGTGGAATAAGCAAAAGCTGTCGCCAGAGGCCGTCTACAAAGAACGAGTAGCCTACTGGGCTCACGATCCACAACTCTATTTGGGAAAGGACACCATCGAGGAGGACGACATGGCACTAACTGAAAGACAGGCGTTTGTGCTTGACTACTTGGGCGAGGAGGTCGGCACGGTCCGTCGCACTCCCACAGGCGAAGTAGTGCGCCTCCCCCGGGTGGTGTATCTCTACACGTTGCTGGAATACATCGACAGCCCAGCCATCATCGGGTTTCTGCGCGACAAGCTGCCCGAGATGCTGCTGGAGCCGGACTCCGGCAACACGCTGCACACGCGCCTGAGCGGATTCGACATCCAGACCAGGGGCAACTTCACGGAAGTGATGCAGGAGATCGCGGACCTCAAGGAGCGGCTGGACGCCCTACAGGCTGGCTCCGGGCTGACCGCTGAGGAGACGAAAGAGGTAGTTAAGGAGGCAGCCCGGGAAGGTACAGGTTAGGTCGCTCGCGCTTACTATACGACCCGTCAGCTTAGATCGTCCTCGTTAAAATAGAACACCTCCACGACCGGGAGCCGCGTTCCCATACTGTCGCTGAGTGTGACAATTACACTTAGCGCAGCAGCCAACGACTCCACCTCTTTAGACAACGACTCCGACCGCCTGAAGCCGAACGGCCCGGAGCGTACCCGGAGAAGACAAGAGTAGCATCGGCCGCCTCTTTTCCTGACAATCGAAAGCTGTATCTTACGGGCACCGGACAGGAACGACGATAGCCACGATCCTGTCTGCCAGCTCATTCCTTCCAGCATCGCCAACTCCGATTCAGCGCCGACTAGCGCGGACCGAGCCCCTCAGGGCGAAGGTCATAGCGCCACATAGAGAAAAGGGGTCGGGAACCGACCACCTTCTCTCGTGGGGGGGACTGGCTGCCAAGCAGCCGCCGTGAATAATAGACAAGAGATGTCATTAATGTCAAGCGGCCTCTTGACAGCCTCCTCTGGCAAGACGTAGTATCGCTCAAGCGGGACTCGCTGTGGGGTGGTTAGCTGGAGGCCGTTTCTGGAAGGGCTCAGCCTCAGCGGCCACCCCACTCAACTCATCAGAGTCATAATGCACTCGAGCCGTTCTACTTGTCGGGATGGGCAGGTGATGGCAGAAAGACATACTCTAGCTCCTCTGGGGCCCCTTCGGCCTCGGTGCCCTTGTGTGGACTTGACAGCAATGCTAGACTCTCTTCAGGGTATGCCGTCTCCCGCCGGGTACCCACGGATCACCTCCCGCAGGGCGGACTTCTGGCCAAGTCCGTCCTTCTTCTTTTTGACCCCAATGCTGCAACGGAGGACGATAGCCTCAGGAGAATATGATGACGAACAGCGCAGGCCTGCAGGCGACTCTCGAGCTACCACACCTCGTCCTCCGGATCTCCAACATCGAAGCCTGTTACCGCTTCGACCCCGAGGAGAGGCAGTTGATCCAGCTTGCCAGAGCTATTGCCATGTTCCTTAGGAAGAATCCAGACGAGGACATCCTGAGAGCGCTATTCGGCGAGCCCTATAACAGAACGGCCGAGAAGTGCCTCCATCTACGGCATGATGCCGAGAGCGGCAAAGCGGTCCTCGCTGTGGTCATCCCTCAGCCTGAGATCCCGCTGGATGATCAGCTATAAGGACCACTGCCCCCACTGTGGGTCGGCAGCCATCATCCTCGAAGAGGACTCCTACGGTAATCTCAGATCCTGCATCATCTGTGGCTGGTGTGAATACATCGACGATGTACTGCCACCGAAGAAGACGACTAAGGACGGCTATCACAGGAAGCGTCAATGAACTACATCGGTATCGATCCCGGCCTCAGCGGCGCCGTAGCCATGCTCTCCAGCAGCGGATCCGTCTTGGCCTTAGATGATACTCCTGTAGCCTCGGTTGGTAAGAAGCATGTCTACCTACCAAGAGAGATGAAGAGGCTGATCTTCGAGCTGGCTGCCAGCGGCGAGGTTATCGCTGTGCTGGAAGACGTTCACGCGATGCCCAAGCAGGGAGTCACCAGCACTTTCAGTCTCGGCCGCGGGGCGGGGCTGTGGGAGGGGATCTTAGTAGGCATCGGGGTGCCGTACGAGCTGGTAAAGCCGGAGCTGTGGAAGAAGATCATGATGAGCGGCATGGGTAAAGACAAGGACGCTTCGCGAGTAAAGGCCCTGCAGCTGTTTCCAGCTGCTATCAACAGCTTGGCCCTCAAGAAGCACCACGGCAGGGCTGACGCCCTGCTACTGGCTGAGTATAGGAGAAGGATAGGCTAGGCCGGTAGAGTGGCCTCTACGGCCATCGTAGAGCCCCCAGTGCCATCTTGGTTAAGGACGGCCTCCTCCTCGGGGCGGTGACCGTTGCCGTTAGCGCTATATCGCCTACGCTTGAGCGGAGCCAGCTTCCCACTCTTCCGGAGGACATCCTTCGTAGGCTTGTTCTTGCCGTGGGTCCTCTCAGGCAGCATGTTGAAGAAGCAATCAGATAGACGGCAGCCAAAACAGCTGCTGTCGGTGAACTTGTTGGAGATGCAGAACGCCGGCGCCGCCAACGGGATCTTAGGAGGCTCCCAGTCCCTACCAGACGGCCGGACGGGCACCACAATCTGGCCGAGACTGTAGCCAATCAGCGGCCTGTCTCTATGAAAGAGAGGCTCTTCTAGATCTGTCAGCCGCTAAGGAGGCGTTCTGGCCAGCGCCGGCCCTTCCCACTCCTTCAAGTTGCCAGGACTACCCCCACCGGGTAAAAGCTTAGCCGCTCGGGAACGACGTCAACGCGTCGTCGATCGTACTGCCTCTGAAGAAGGTCTGGTATACCACAGTAGCAGCGGTGAAACTGGCCGCGGCTGCAGCCAGAAGCTGACCTGGATCCTCTACAATGTCACCGCTGAGATCGATGTTGCCATCTGCAGCGGTGATTACGATCCCGCTGACAAGGCTGACAGCTACTGCCAGCAAGACACTAAGCCACCTCGGCCACGACCTTCCCTTGATGAGCGAGACGACCAGTGGTAGAAAGACGCCGATCAACCCCGCCAAACCTAGCTCATTCATCCGTCCACTCCTTTCCTTCGCCCATCGCGTGGCCCAAGCATAAGAGCCAGAGGAAGACGTGTCAACTGACCATTCAGGCTGTCATTGGGCGACGATATTCCTCAGCAGCGCGATTGCGGACCTCAGCGCCGCATATTCGTCGAGCTGGGGCTGAACAACAGCCAGCCGTTCTTGGAGAGCCTTGAGATCATTCCACACCGTAGCAAGATTGGTACTGAGCTGTGTCGCCTCTGCTGTCTTGGCTGCCAGTGCCGACTGCACGGCGGCCAGCTCGATCCTCAGGTCGGCACAAGGGTCTACCGGTGGAGGAGCTGGCACCGGTGCCGGTGGTGGGGCTGGAGCAGGCGGAGCTGGCGAGGCAATGGCACCAACGGCCTGCCAAGTAGCCGCCGCGACGACGCCCCTCCGCCACAGAGATGGATGACCATCAAGCGCGATCGAGGCGCGCACGGCCGCGACCACCTGATCCGCGGGCGCATTGCCCTGCAGCAATGGTGCATAGGTGATCGCCCGACCCGGCGCCAGCTTGTTGCGAAGATCATTGAGGGCCTGCTGAACAGAGGCGCTAGGATCCGCCCAGACGCCTTGGCCGGCGAACGAGACCCAGTAGACCATCGGCGAGGCGATATCGGCGTACTTCAACCACTCGACAGTACCCGAGCTGCCCCAGTGCTGCGGCCGCGGGTCGTAGGTGACTCCCAAGCGGGCATTTGGCCTCTGCTCACGTAGTGGCTTCATAAGGCTAGTCGCCAAGAGAGGGCAGTTGCCGGCACAGAAGCCGTTGTACGGCTCAACGTCGAACGTCAGCGCCTCGACGCCGGGCACGTCCAGACACGCCTTCGCTAAGGCCAGCTGGGCCGCCGTGTTCGTGCCCTTCGGGACGCACCACACTTCGAACCCGATACCTTGCGCCTTGTACACGTTGACCAGCTTGGCGAGCTGCGCCGGGCCGCTAACGGCGGCGCCATGTTCGTCGAACGTGCTCATCCAGTAGATCTCATCCCACGCCTTCACCGAGACACGTGCGATAGGCAGCTTCGAGTCGTCCGAGCCGCCCAAGCCAGGGTAGTCAGTTCCGAATTGCCAAACCTCGGTGCCGACCCTCATGACGGAAGCCCCGTATCGCCCGAAGGCACTGGCTCGATCGGCTTTGCTGGGAAAGTGGCCAAGGCGTTGTTCAGCCGCTCCCCAGTCGAGGTTCCCTTAATGAGCAGCTGGTACACGATCTGGCTCTCAGCGAAGGCCAAGCCGGCGGCGCCAAAGAGGCCGTCGACGTCTTGGAAGCCATTGTCCAGATCCACTTGGCCGTTAGTGAGTAGGCCGAGAACAGCAACCCCGAAGGCCGCGGCCGCCGTGAGGATCATCGACAGAACAGGCGGCCAGCCGGGCCGCTTGAGCAGTGAGATCAGAAGGGGAAGAAACGGCGCGATGCCGGCGCTAACCCCTAGGCTTGTTTCGTCCATCAAACTACCTCCCTACAGCGCTTCTCTTGTGCGGTGATTGTACAGCAGATCACGCCCCAGTAACCTCCCCTCCTTCCTTGCCTTGGAAGATGGCTTGAAGTTGGAGTACAGCATCGGCCACCCCGACCCCCCACTCCTTGACGCCGTCAAACAGACCCTTCAGGATGGTGACCTCGGCCGGCGTGAACGTGATCTCTTCGTCGCTGTAGCTTATGAAGCCACCGTTCTGCGTGGAACCTTGGACTAGCTTCTTCGCTGCAGAGGCCGCATCCAGCAGCTGTTCTATCGCAAATTGCTTCGGTTCGTGCACGGGCTCACCGTCTTGGGTCCGGCCAACCACGTCATAGAACAGCTTGTGCAGCACGACCTTCTGTACGGGGTCTGAGATCCTCATCGTTCCTCCTATACTACTGTCGTTCCGCTTTCTAGCCGTGTCGTTTCCGCCTCGCGGTCGGCGTCCTGCTTCTGCCGAAGGTAGCGTAGCGCTTCGTCTCGCCACGACTGCTTGAACAGACGGGAGAGGTACTGCTTGACCGTGATGTTTACCCAAGTAGGGTTCGACGCTCCTTGGGCATTGTAGGCATCCGTGAGCGCTTGGGCGATGGCGGCATCGGCCGCTGTGTAGGTAAAAGTGAACTGTAGTTGGGCCATGATTACCTCCTTACTGCATGAGACCGTAGGCCTGCAGGTCGTCTATCACCGAATTCACTAGCTGCTTCACATCCAGCACGTCCGCCCGCAAGGCGTTGTACTGTGTCCTCACATTATCCCGTTCGGCCGCGTCGAGGAAGCCGACTGAGCCGCCGGTGAACGCACCGATGTCCGCACTGGTCGGGTTGGCGTGGGTCTTGTCAGCAGTGGCATAGGTCTGGGTATACGCCGAGGCCCTGGCGACGGGTGCCACCGCGAAGAACCCCACGAGGCTACCATCGTGATCGAGAGCCCCGGCAAACGTAATCCTACCGTCGGTGCCGAACTTGACATTGTAGCCCGCTCCAGCGCCGTTGAAGAGAAGGTCACCGCTACTGAAGTTGTCTTGGTAGCCGAAGATCCATTCTGTCGCCCCGCTCTTCATCCTGAAGCTGGCGAAGGTTCCACTCCCTGTAACGGCTCTGATGATTGCGTTCGTCGCCGAGATTTCAAGATCGCTGAAGACTGTCGTCGGGGCGCCCAACGTCACCCTCACGTTGTTGGTGCCATCGCGGATGTCGTTGCCCGTTACCCGCAGGTCCCCAGTGAGGTCGGTCAGGGTCGCATTCAGCTGGATTTCGGGCGCGGCGGCGTCGTTGAAGTTGATCCGCTGCGTGCCGTTGGCACTGAGGATGTTCCCGTGCATCCAGAGATCGCCAGTTATCTCCAGTTGCCCTGTCTTGCCGAGGCGGAGCTGGGCGACGCCGTTGTAGCGCCACATGAAGCTGCCACTTGAGACGCTGTCTTGGGTGAAGATCTCCCACTTGAAGTCGGCTCCGCTCTTGAACGAGAACAGTGACGGTCGGCTCGCGTCGGACACGATGGCGACCTCCATGTCCTGCGCGGCCTTGTAGAGTGCGACGGTGCCGTTGATGTCAACATTGCCAATGAGGCTCACCTGCGGGCTGCCTGTGGCAACAATGATGCGAGCCGTCCCCGCCACATCCTGTATCTCGCCGCTAGCAGCCAGCCGGATGTGGCCAGAGGCGGTCAGCAGGCCCGCGATAGTTGGAGCTGTTGTCCAAGCCAGCGTGGTTCCACTGGGCTGGAGCACCGAGCCGGCAGATCCTCGCGCCAGCCTGATTGCCGTATCCGCGCCAGAACCTACAGCTAGATCACCATCAGCGTCCCAAATGACATCGGTAGCTACATCACCACCACCACCACCACTGATGGCCGTCCAGCCTGTCGCTCCGTCGTTATTAACATAGAGCTTGTTGTTCAGAGTGTCCCAGTAGGGCGTTCCTTCGGGTGCTGTGTGGGTCGGGGCACCCGAGCCTCGTTGTGGTAGGGGCGCCAGCCCGGTCAAGGCAGCGGCACCGCTGATTGTCCCTAGGCCTACATGCAGGTTGTTGGTGGAACCAGCATCGAGCTGAACCTTGAAGTCAGGCGGACTGCTGGGGCCGAACACGCTATTCTTGAACTTGCCGATGATGTAGGGATTGACATTGTCGATGAGGTCGAACCCGACGATGCTGGCTTGGAAGTCTGCATCGTCGCTGAAGATGAACGGGTCGGCGGTGCTGCTGCCAAGGGCGAAGCTGCCGCCAACGAACCTGAAGATCGTAGGATCGGCCGTGCCGCTGCAGGACTGGATGTAGACGGACCCGGTGGATCCAGCAGGCGCCGGGAACACACAGGCGGTGAACGTGACGTCGCCGCCGCCGCCGTTCTTCACGATGTCCGCCAGTGTGCAGTTCGTGAAGTGGAAGATATTGAGGCTGCCGCTGCTGGTGAGAACACCGTCGATCCTGCAGTTGACGAAGTCGTGGTTGCCAAGAGAGGCGGCATCCCAGTCTTGGTCGCCGGTGAGCTCGCAGTCCGCGAAGGTGACCCCGGCCGAAGCATCCGCAGGAGAGTACTTCGCCACGATGCAGCGCCGGAAGCTGGAGTCTAGGAGGGTGGCATCCAGCTCACCCTCGATCTCGCAGTCCTCCCAGTGGGTCTGTACGTCAGCAACTGTTCCCAGCACGGAGGCCGTGGCCTGCGTGATCAGAGCCATGCCCTCCCAGCGCAGCGATGAGGGAGTATTCGTTGGGAGATCACCGATGATGTCCTCCCAAGACTCACCGCCGGCCGTGGCCGACGCCAAGGCCTTGACGTACTTCGTGCCAGCGGTGCTGCCTGATACCAGAACTTGGTCAGAAGCCGGGTCGTAGACCGCATCCCATGTGACAGCGGTAGCCGGTGGCGTAGGCAGATCTCGCGCTGTCCACGTAGTCCCACTATCGGTAGACTCCATGATGGCCCAAGCGGCATCAACACCGTCGGTCACCGGGACCCGAATACCAACAAGGTGCTGCCCGGCGCCCAGCCACTGGCCCTGCGTGAACAACACCATGTTGTCCTCGTCGGCCGCCGCATCAGTGTAGCGGAGCTGCCAAGTCGCCCCTTTGTTGTCGCTGGTGTAGATCTTACAGTTGGAAGAGGTGAGCTCTCGATTGGCAATGACGATACGGCCTGATGGAAGCATCATGGCCCTGAACGCCTGCCCGTTGGCCGTTAGGACAAAGTTGTTACCACTCGCGACCGTAGCTTGGTACTCCGTCCAAGTCGACCCCCGATCCTCCGTCATGTAGACGATCACGCCGTCATCCCCACCCGCCGGAGCAAAATTAGACGCCGAGATGAGAGCGATGATATTTGGATTGGTGGGGTGGCACAGAAGCGCGTAGGGGTATCTAGCAGCCGCGGCGAAGGTCAGAGTGGCACGTAGAGTCCACGTGAGCGTCGCCCCATCAGAATCTGAGGACCAGATCTCCGTCCGGATGGGGTGGGCTGTGGTGGTTCCGCGCTTCCGGGCTGCCCAGATCCGACCACCAGCATCCCTAGCAACTCTGGAGAAGTGGTTGATCTCATCGCCTGTTGCTGACCGCTCTGTAGTACAGGTCTCATCACCTACCACCGTGGCTGCCCAAGTAGCTCCGCCGTCAGTGGAGCGAACCATCTCGCGGTTGCACTCGTTGCCGGCGCTTTGAGAGGTCGGGTCAGGGAAACCTCCCACGCTGGTAACGAACCAGAGCTGATCAGTGAGAGCCCAAGGCCTAGGTCGTTCTGATGTGATAGTGGCAGGAAGGGCTACGTTCGTCCAAGGAGTGTCCAGATAGGAGATATCCCATGTTGAGGCCCCGCCGGCGTCGTGAACCAGAGCTAAGCCCATCGTCCCCTCAGCTGGCTCCATGACTGTGATGTTCTTGAAGTGCAGAACCTGCGTCGTGGAGATCGTCAGGCTCCGGATGGTGACCTTGTTGACACCCTCGCCGTACAGCCAGAGGTCACCTGTCAACGCCGCCGAGAAGACGACATCTTCGAAGTAGCTGCCGCCGTTTATGAGGATGCTGCGTTCCCCTCCGTCCGCCTCCGCTGCCTCCTCAGCGGCCTGCACGGTCTTGTACAGCTTGACTGAGCTGCCGGTGGCCATCAGAACTTGGACACCGTCGCTGCCCGAGTAGGTGCCATCGACGATGTAGTCGTAGTGAACGACACCACCAGAGGTCGAGGGCAACACGATAGTCGTACCATCGCCTCCGGTATCCTCAGAAGCGACCGCGGCCGCCGGGCCCAAGAAGGCTGGCCGGTAGGCCACGATGTGCAGCTCGTCGGCCGACGTCTTCTGAACCGTGAAGGTCACCCGGCCTGTCTCGTAGTTAACCGTGTAGCCTGTAGTGGCTTGGATCCCTCCCTCAGTGATCACGGCCGCGTAGCCGTCGCCGTAGCCGCTGTGCAGAAACAGATCGAGCACGGCGTCGTTGCGAAGCGCCACCCACACGTAGCCGCTGGTGTCCTCAGGATCAATAGTGAGGTCCTGGTCTATCTTCTCGATTACGTTGGTAGACTCAGCCGGCGGAGTGTTCGGGATCGGTACGTACCAGACAGGCATTAGACCCTCTTGGCAACCCACTCCACCAAGTCGTGATCGACTATCTTGTTCACCGCTTCCGTGTTATCAACGAAGGAGGCGATAGCAAGATTAGCTGTCGGGACATTCGCCGTGTGGGTGGCCACCAACGTCCCGTCGAAGTAGAACCTGACGGTTGCGGTATCCACAATCACGATCTTGAAGAAGTGTTGTGCATTGTTCTGCCCACCGGTAACCAAGGTAGCTGTCTCCAAACCGGTGACACTGCTGCGCGTCACGGCATACCAGTCTTGCTCGGTGCCGGTATCTATCTTCCTGAAGTAGACGCCATTGCTGGGCTCGCCGCCGACCCCCGGGAGTCCCACAGGCATCAGGCCTAGATAGACCCGCTCCTGAATGCGCGTGCCGGTGACCGTCGCAGCACGCCATAAAAGGATTGCTGGGACGCTGGCAGCGGCGATCGCGTAGTGCTCCAGTCCACTCTTCCGGGCGAGGATGGAGCTTCGAGAGTTGTTGGTAGTGCTCGTGTGGAGACCGAAGCTGGAGGGGTTGCCGTCGTGATCTCTCCACGCACCGCTGCCTACGAAATCAGCCTGCCAATCCACACGTCCTTGAGCTGTCTGTGTCGGTCCATCCTGAACCGCCATGAGGGTAAAGTCTTCGAAGAAGTACTCCGCCTTCTGCTTCAGCACCCGATCCACAAGCCACTCCGTACCATCGTCGAAGAAGAAGACCCCGAAGTCGCTGGCGTAGTAGGTGCGGCCGACAGTGCCGGCGGCCGGCATAGCAGCGAAGGTGCCGGTCAGGTATCGAGCATAGCCAGAGCCTTGAACACCATCCAGCAGATCCGCATCCAAGCCGCTGCCGGCGCCGCCTTTACCGGTGACCCCGTCGTGAGGGTGGCCTGTGGTGGGATCGAGGACGTCCTCCCTCAAGTCGTTGTACTGAGTGGCCAGTACTTGGTCGCCGGAAGCTACATCGCTGCTGACAGGCATGGTGATCTCCTACACTACCGGGAAGACGGTCCAGACGATGTTGAGGATGCTGCCTATCTGCTTCACGAACACCGGAGAGACCTCCACCCGGGACAGACCGGTGCCGGCGTGCTGATAGGTGCGGATGTAATCGAGGTTGAGGATGGCGCCGTTGTCCTTGGCAACCAGCAGCTCGAAGCCGATGATATCGGTCGTCACCGGGCTGCCTGTCGTCGAGGCGGCGGAGAAGAGCAGGTTGATAAAGTTCCAGCCGTTCACGAGGCTGGCCAGAGTCACCGTCCACGACCAGTAGTTGGCCGTGCTGACGGAGTAGAGACGGATGGTAACATCGCTTGTCAGCTTCGTCTTATCGGTTACGCTCAGCCACGCTTGCAAGGCTATATCCGCGGCGCTGCAGTCGATATTGGCCCAGCCGTCTTGGTAGAAGGAGCGGTTGCTGGGGCCAGCGCCGGTCACTGTCGCCTTCAAGGAGCCAGAGCCCTGCCGGCGGTCGGTGGCGTCCACGACCAAGGTCTGCAGCGTGCCAGTCTGCCACGTACCAAGAACCTGACAGCTATCGAGGAGGACGACAGACGCGTCCTGTTCGAACATCATCACTTCGCTGATGCTCACAGCGATATCCTCCGCCTTGAAGACGACACGGAAGACAGTGCTGGTAGTCGACATCTGCGGAACGATGGCCAAGGAGTTACGGAAGACCTCGCTGACCAAGGCGGTAACAGCCTTCTGATCTCCGCCCACAGTCCCTACACCGATACCCATGTATGCCGGCAGGACCCAGCCTAGAGGATTGCTGACAGCATTGTAGACGCCCTTGCCTGCCAGCCAGCGGATCACCTGCGTGCGAAAGAAGTAGGTGAGCGTGTTGTCCAGCAGGCGCCGCTGGATGACCCGGCCGTCCAGCACCTCCTCGAGCAGCACGACACCGCGGAAGCCTAAGAGATTGTTCATAGCCACTCCGCTCCCTCTGACCAGAGGATGTTGTCGAGCACCCTGCTCCAAGTCCCTACAGCTCCCCACTTCGGAGTCAGCGACGGCTGAGTGTCATCAAGAACGACGTCCTCGGTGAACGTCACCGTATCCTCCTTGCTGGTTATCCTCACCGTCGTACTGTGGACAGTGCTGCGCTGCAGCCGGTTGTGCTGATCGAACAGCTCCCGGATGATCCTTGTCAGCTCCGTTGTTCCTCTTGGCATCAGCTACCCCTGAATCGCCCGGTTGGCGAACTCTACCGTCGTTTCGAAGAGGATTACGCCGCCGGGCTCTCCCTTCACCCTCTTAGTCACCTGCTGGGCCCAGACCGGGATATCTATCTTCACGGCCGTCTTCCAGTACGTCTCGGCATCGTAGAGATCCCGCTTGCTGGAGGAGAGGTCGAACGTCTGGCCGGCTCGCCAGCCGCCTACCACCTGCGTACGGAAGGTGCCGTTGACCTCCGGCCATGCCGTCTGGTTGAGGATCATCGTCCCGTAGGCCTCGGCGGCCTCTTGGCTGCCCAAGCGGACATCGCCCAAGGAGATGACGTGTTCATAAACACCACCGCCGTTGACCCCCCAAGTGACACCCTCTCGGTCGGCCATCATCTTCTGGCTGTCGTCGTCCTCCACCATGAAGATGAGATCCTGTCGCATCGGCGTGGTCGTAGCGTTCAGGATCTCGTTGGGCTCGAGGTCAACCTTACCATCCTCCAGAAGAGGGAAACGAAGGCCCCAGTTGATCAAGCAGACGTAAACCGTGCCCGCCTCACCACGCAGAGTGCCCTCATCGCTGCTGAGTGGGTCAAGGGACACGTTCCACTCCGTCACCGACCCATCAGGCTTGATCGAGGTTACCTCCGTGCTCTCGACCCCCTCAGGCTCGGAGAACAGCTTGTAGAAACTGGCCACACCGTCGCTGATGAAAGTATCCGTACGGCTGTTGGAATCTGGTACGGAAGCATCCTTCAGGTACACCCGGTTCTTGATCTGGCTGATGTCTTCCGACCACGACAAATCCCCCAGATCCTCGTCGGTGTCGACGTCGTAGATATTGCCAGTCAGCGGCGACACGAAGCTCGGAGGCGGGATGAAGTGAACAACCTTGTCGAAGTCGACGTACCAGACGTAGTTGCTGAGATTGGCCAGCTGGTCGAGGATCGCCGTCACCGCCATGTAGTCGTATTGCTGCTCGGGGATGACCACCCCGTCTTGGATGTCGGTGAGATCGACAGCGAACTCGCCGGCGAAGTCGGTCAGCACCGTCTTAACGATGTTGCCAGCCAGATCGGGTCCGATCTCTTGGTAGATGGCCAGCAGCCTGTCCAGCCGCCGCGCATAGTCGCTGCAGCTGACGGAGTAGGCATAGGCATCCGGGTTGATCAGGTGCGTCTCGTCCACCGTCGTGATCTCACCACCGAACTCCTTCACCGCATCAACGGTCAGGATGATCTCATTGCCACCCACCGGCCGGACGTCTGGATCGGCCACAAGATCAGCAGCGGTGATGATCATCTCGAAGGTCATGGTATCCGACCTCGCCGGCACGCTGTCAGAAACCTCGATCGACAGGAGCTGGATGAGGTCTGTTCGGTCGACACCTCCGATGGTGATTGTCAGCGCCATGACAGAATCCCCTCAGACGCACTGAGAAGACCGTCAGCGGGGGAGTAAAGACGAGAGGGTGTCCTACCACTCCACAGAAAGAAGCCTGCCGCCGTCGCGTCGCTGAGCTCGTCTGGTGACACGTTAGCCCCTCGACAGCGCCCTGCGGGTCCCGTGACGCACCCGCTTCATCTGGTGGTTGGTGATGATCTCGGCCAGCTCCCTCATGCCGTTACTGCCAACGACGTTGCCGTGGACGTTGATCTCGAAGGTGTCGCCGCCGGCCGCGGCCATGGCCGGGCGCATCGCCATATTGCCAAGGATCGACTGTGTCTGCTGGTTGCTGTAGACACGGCTTCCTGACGGAGCAGCGATCAGCTCCTTGCCCTGCTCGCCGACAACCGCAAGGCCTATCCGGCCACCAAGGGCCATGGTCTGGATCTTGGCGTCCAGAGCATTCAAAGCTGCCAGCTTGGGTCCAACAGCAGCCTTGATGGCCTCTATCTGGTTGACCAGCCAGAAGGCCAGCCCGGCTTGCGCGTCTTGGCTGGCCTGCGCCAGCCTCCTAGCAAAATCGGAGGCCCTGGATATCAGAACGGCTATCTCAGCCTTTAGAGTGATCCACTGAAGCAGCTCTCCCACAGAGAGCTTCGTGATGGCTTCAGGCCCAATCGTCACCCTGGCTATCTCGTCGGCTATAGCCGCAGCAGCAGTAGCGATCCTGCTCTTGGCCATATCCAGACCTGTGGCCATGGCAGTAGCAAACACGGAGGCAAGGTTGCTCCCTGCGGTCGTAAAGATGCTCTTCTGAGCCTCGATCCCTGTCGCCGTTTTGCGGAGAGAAGACGCAATGTCGGACTGCTTCGAGTCCATCCCATCGATGAGGCTCTGCATTACCACCCGGCCGTTGTTCCTCAGAAGAACGGCATCTGCAGTCTCTGGTCCCTTCCAGCCGACGATCTTGTCCTTCAGACTTCCCAGCCAGCTCTTTACGTCTGGCAGCATGTCCTCCATGCCATCGATGAGGCCACCCAAAATCGACTCGCCGATACCGAACAGAGTCTGGGAGATGGTGAAGGCCGTACCGATCGCTGACCTGATACGTTCTAGCAGGCCACCAAACCATGGCTTCAGACTACTGTCCCAGAAGGAGGTGATCCCGTTGTAGAAACCGGTCAGCAGGTCCTTCCCCCTCTGTACCAGCGTCAACACAAGGTTGCCCAAGGCTGCGAGAATCCTTGCCGGCAGGCCGGCGAAGTAGGCGACGATATCGTTCATCATCTCGGGAATAATGCTGGCACCGACCAGTTCCCGGGCCAGCGTCCTGAAGAAGTTGATCACGCTGTTGACTAGTTCTGTGACCCAGCGGATGACACGGCCGGGCAGGCCCGCGAAGTAGCCAACCACCTCGTCGACAAGAACCCTCACGGTGTCGACTACGTTGTCCTTGAGAAGGCCGAAGCTTTCTGTCACGATGACCGCCAGCAGCTCGACTATCCCCGAGATCACGTCCACCAGCAGCTTGAGCTCTTCAACCATCAGGTTCAGAGGAGCCATAGCGAGATTCTTGGCATTCTGCCATGCCGCAGCCCAGTTTCCAGACAGCAGGTTACCGATCAGTTCGATGACGTTCCGGAACACTGTGACGAAGAAGTCCAGCATGACAATCAAGGACTTCAGCGCGGCTATGGCTATCTTCGTGGCCGGGCCAAGTGACTGCTGCAGCACCGACGCCAACCGCTCCAGCCAGTTCACAACCAGCATGATCGCTATGCGGAGAGTGACCCTGAGGATATCGGCCACCGTTTCCAGCACGGGGGTGTAGTAGGCCTTCAACACATCAGCGGTCTTCTCAAACATTGTCAGCATAGTGCCCATGACAGGCCCAGTGGCGAACCCGACGATGTCCCCGAATATCCTGATTAAAGCAAGATCGAGGTCGATCAAAGCCTTTGTCACAGGGCCGCCAGTAACACCTTCGAAAAGGATCTTGAACGAGCTGGCCAGCCCTGCCACGTTCTCTCCCAGCTTCTGCAATGGGGTCCCGAGAGAGGACAGCGATCCAAGGATCTCTGCTATGGGAATCTGGAACTTCAGATCGGGCAGCTTTAACCCCCCGAACATCGCATTGAACTGATCCTGCACCCAGCCGACAATATCCGTGATCCCCTTTCGGAAGCCAGTCAAGATCTGCTGGTTACTACCGAGTCCAATACCTGCAGCTACCAAGACCGCGACGATCGGATTTAGAACTGCCGCACCGAGCACAATTGCTATCTTGCCCAACGTGCTACTGGCAACCTCTTGGATATAACCACCGAGTACGGACAGACCTTCGAGGAAAGCTGCCCTCACACGCTTGTCGAGCCAGATGTCCAGACCCATCGAGGCGAGAGCACCAACTATTGCCCCGATGATCGCACCGGGTATGGCACCTACGCCAGCGAAGGGGGCCCCAGCAGCAGCACCGACAAGGGCACCGCTGATGGCTCCGAAGATAGCATCGACGAGTAGGAGAGCTGCCCCCTGGAACTTGGCCGGGACAAACGCCTCTATAGCTCCTCTGGAGAAGACTTCCGAGATGAGAAGGAACAGGTTCCAACCGGTGAAGATGCTCTTGACCATCGCTGGGAGGCCCTTGGCCAACGCCATCAGACTGTGAGACAGCGATTGCCGAATCATCCGGAACACTGTTGTGAATGGTGCAATCGCTAGACGGGGAGGCGCCGTGAAGCCCTTGATCAGAACCTCAACCAGCTCGCTGGGTGTCGTCGCGGCTATCTTCCGAAGCTGGGTCATCTTCAGCATGTCGCCGATCGGGTTGCCGAAGTCCTCGACAAAGAACTTGGCGAACGCCTTCGCTGCCCGGAAGAAGGCAACCCTCTTTGGGACCATCTCGTCTACCGAGTCTGCCACAGCCTCTCCAAGCTTACGGGCGTTGGTATCGATAGTGTTCAGAATGGTCTCAGCGCTTGCCTTGTATTCTCGATTCAGGCCATCTGTGCCCTTGAGCATGTCATCGACGGCGCTATCTAGAGACTCCACCACGTCCCGGCCCAAGCCGTTGTCGATAGCCTCGACCATGTCGTCGGCAGAGGACTTGAGATTGTCGATGGCCGGCTGGAACAGCCTCCGCACGGCCCTGCCGAGACCGCTTCCACCACGCCCCTGAAGGCCTCGAATGAAGGAGTCCAGACCAAGAAGAACCCCGTGCAGAGCAAGGACAGCGATATGAGATGGCTGCGCCAGCGACATCAGGCCGCCAGCCAGCTGGACGAAGAAGTCCTTCAGTTGCCCGAACAGCGGCCCCAGATTCAGGTCCTTCAAGAAACGGGCAAGGATCCGCAGCCAGTCCACTACCGGCTTGATCAACTGGAGGAAGTACCGGAACGCGTTAGCCGCGATCCGCACGAACTTTGCTAGGACGATGAGGGCCCTGGATATCAGCACCATCAGCTTGAGGGCTAGCATCATCGCCCCGACCATGCCCTTACGACCACGTTATTGAACTTGTCGGCATCGGGGAAGAGAATCCGGAAAGCGGTACGCAGGTTGGCTAGGAACTGCCGCCAGAGATCCATTGCCGGCTTGGAGGCCATGAAGCTACGAACCATCTTGGCCACCACATTGATCAGGTTAGCTAGGCTGTTTATAGCCGGAGCCAAGACGTCTCTTGCAAATGGCTCGGTGACGTCGCGGAGGAAGCCGTTGAATGCCTCCCTGACCCGACTCATGGCACCCGGCAGCGTCCGTGCAAACTTCTCCGCAGCTCCTTGGTACCGCTGCAGCAACTTGATGACGAACTCGGCACGGGCGCCGCGGGACATCTCGTTGAGGTCATCAAGGCCCTCGTTGAAGATCTCCGGAATGACACCCATCACCGAACCCAACGACTCCAACGAGCCTTTCTCACGGCCAACAGCTTGTGTCAGCAGGCTCGCAGCCTCGGAGATCTCCAGGCCGAAAGTACGAGCGAAGTCTGCCACGAGGTCATGCTGGTTCAGAAGGGGCTGCAGACCCTCGCGCTGGAACGCCTGCATCGCCTTCAACGAGTCCGCCCAGCCGAAGCCAAGCCTCCGGGCGAGATCGTCAGTGACACGAAGAGCAGCTCCCACTTCCTTGAAGGATCCCAGCTGGCTGGTCAGTTCGAACCGTGTCTTCTGCATCTCCGCGCCGAAGGTCTTGGCAGCAGAGATGAGGCTGGTGTACATCTTGATAAGGCCGCCAAGTACAATGGTGAGTGCCATGACTGCCAGCTGCACCCGGACGACACCGAACCGCATGAAGATAAGACCGAAGCCAGCGAATAGGATATTGCCTCGGAGAAGGGCCATGGCTGTCATGACGCCCTGTGTGGCAGACTGCAGGAACAGCAGCGACTGAGCAGTAGCTCCGGTATGAGTAGCGAAGCCTACTTGGTGCTTCTGGACCTCCTTCAGACGCAGACTCTCTTGCTGGAGGAGCTGGTTCGTCCGCTCCAGTAGCGGCTGAGTAGTTCTAAGGGCGGCTTGGCCGGCCGCAGACACAGTCGACCCTTTGCTGGTGGCCTCCTCGATGGCAAGGATGATCCCCTGTAGCGCCTGTGGCCGTATTTGAGCTCCGGGACGGAGAAGGTTCTCCAGTGCCTGCGCGATATTGAGCAACGGCTGGTTGGCCTTCAAGGCCGCGCTGGTGATATCCCGTAGCTGTGTAACAAGTGGTTTGAACTGATCTTGAGCCATCTGGGAGGTCGTACCAGCTCGTTCGACTGTCGTCATGTACTGCTGGAAGGCGGCGATGGCCGGCTGCAAGGCCTCACCGGCCCTCGCGCTGACCCCCTGCACAACATTCAGCAGGCCTTCCT